CCCTGCCGCCGCCGCGGGAGAGGCGACGGCCATGCCGCCCACGGCTGCCGAGAAGGCGGAGACGAAGCCCACGACGCCCTTGGCCACACGGAAGGCCGCGAACGCGACGGCGAGGCCCTTCACGTAGGGCGCGGCCTCGCTCGCGTGGTCCTTGAGCCACCCGGTGGCGTCCGAGACGCCCTTGACGACCGGCTTCGCGGCGTCGAGCGCATTCTTCAGGCCGTCCGCCGCGTCTTTGGCGGCGTCCCCGGACGGCTCCACGCCGAGCAGGGACAGCGCGAGGCCGCCGATCGCCCCGCCCACGTTGCCCGCGGCGGCACCCAGCTGCCCGATGGTGTCCGATAGGGTCTGGGCCGCGCCGTTCTGCGCACACGAGTCGATAAAGGCCGACACGCCGTCCGTGACGGCGGTGATGGCGTCGGTCGCGCCGTTGATGCCGCCCGTGATGAGCGGCTTGAAGGCGTCGAGCAGGACCATGCCCGCCTTGACGCCAGCCGCCTCGAGGTTGCCCATGGCGCCCTCGATGGTGGCGGTGGAGGTCGCCGCCTCCTTGGCCGCGTCGGTCATGCCGAGGTCCATGATGGCGCGGTTGAACTCCTCGGCGGAGATCTCGCCCTTCTCCATGGCTTCGCGGAAGTTGCCCGCGTACGCGCCGTTCGCCCTCAGGGCCTCCTGCAGCTTGCCGGAGGCTCCCGGGATGGCGTCCGAGAGCTGGTTCCAGTTCTCGGTGGTGAGCTTGCCCGCGCCCGCAGTCTGGGTCATGACCATGCCCACGGACTTGAACGTGTCGGCGTTGCCTCCGGCCACGGCGTTGAGGTTGCCCGCCGCCTCGGCGAGCTGGGCGTAGTTGTCCACGCCGTTCGCGGCGAGCTGCGCCGTCGTGTTGCGGATGTCGGAGAGGTCGTAGACCGTCTCGTCCGCGTAGGCCTGCGTCGAGGCCGTGAGCTGCCTGATGGTCGAGTCGTCGAGGCCCGCGAAGCTCAGCGTGCTCGCGAACTTCTGCGCGGAGTCCGATGCATCGGCGATCTCTCCCATGAGGCCCTGCACCGCGCCGATGAGCTTCGAGCCGATAGTTGAGGCAAGGCCGCCGAGCGCGCCCGCGATGGCCGCCCCCTTGGCGGAGATGCCCTTGCCCACGGACTCGCCCATGGAAGAGCCCGCCTGCGTGCCCGCGCTCCTGAACTTCCCGAGGAACCCGCCGCCGGGCTGCGCTGCGCCGCCGAACTCCTTGGAGAAGGCCGCGCCGCCAGACTTGCCCGCGCCGCCCAGCTCCCTGTCCATCTTCGCAGCGAAGCCCGACATGGTGGGCATGATCGTCACGGACGCCGAGCCGACGTTCACCGCCATCTACACACCCCCTTCCGGGATGCCGAGAATCCTGTCTATCTCGCCGCGCGAGCGCTCCGCGTTGGCGCGCCGCCGCTCGGCGTCCGCCCTCTCGCCCGGGGTCTTCGGCGGCTGAGGGACGCGCCGCCCCTTCTGGCCGTCCTTGGTGCACTGCCTCCACGCCAGGAGCCTGAGGTAGTAGACCGCCTGGTTGAGCATGTACTCGCCCTCGCTCCACTCGAGCGCCGGGCTCTGCCGCCTCGCCGTCCTCGACTCGCGCGGCAGCGCGTGCCACAGCATCGCCCAGCGGGTGCAGTCCTCGTCCTCGGCCTCCAGGGGGAGGTCGATGCCGTAGAACTGCCTGAAGTCCGCCACCGTGTCCTCGCGGTGGTCGAGCCAGTCGCGGGCGAAGCCGGTCAGTTTTTTGCCGAGATGGCCTCCGCCATCGCTGAGGTGAAGGCCGACCAGTCATCGGCGGAGCACCCCAGCTCGTCGGGGGCGTTACCATCGGCGTCGGGGATGCACCCGATGTAGTCGATCAGGTGGCCGCAGCAGACGATGTCCATGGCCTCGTTCGCGGCCCTGGGGTCGCGCTCGCCGAGGTTGAGGGCCGTCTGGACCTTGAGCGACGCGAACGCCGTCTTGTCCACCTCGAACGTCAGCCCGCGGAAATCGAACTTGACGGTGTCGTGCTTCTTCTTAGTCGGCATTCGCCGCTCCTTGTCTCTTCGTCGGCAAAAGGGCGGGCGCGGCGCGCCCGCCCGTCATCAGTCCTAGGCGGCCTTGGTGGTCTCCGTGGACTCGTAGTAGTCGTAGCAGGTGTTGCCCTGCTCGTCGGTCAGGTACTTCATCGTCAGCGCGCGCTGGCACAGCTCGGAGCTCGCGATGGTGAGGTCGTCCAGCTCGGAGGACTTGCCCTTCGGCACGACCTTGCGCCAGCGTCGGCCGTTCTTGAGCACCAGCTCGAGCACGTACGCGAAGGTCGGGTGGGAGTCGGAGTTGTGCTTGACGGTGATGAGGCCGCCCGCGTCGGTCACGTTGTCCTCGCCGTACTGGCGCTTCAGGGTCTCGGCCTTGATCTCGGCGAGCGTGAGCTGCGCGGACTCGACTCGGTTGGAGTTGGTGGAGTCCATGACGTCGCCGTTCATGTCCGGGATGTCGTCGGAGTCCTCGTCGACCGCCTCCACGTAGCCGTCCTCGGAGATGAAGCCGAGGCACTTGAACGCGGGGTCGAGCTTGGTCTCGATGTCGGTCGGCAGGTCCGTGGCCACGGGCGCGGAGAAGATGTAGCCGCCCTTCACGCCCTTTGCGGAGCTGACGTTCGCCTGGTTGTTGGTGTTGGTTTCTGCCATTCGCAGGCCCCTTTCTTGTCTACTCGCAGACCCACAGCTGGATCTGCACGATGTAGCGAGAGCGGCCCGTGTCCGGGTCGTTCTGCCGGTAGGTGTTGGTGACCTCGGGGTGGAACACGTTCGGTTCCTCGTCGAGGTCGTAGACGGCGGCGCCCACCCTCTCGGAGAGCGCCTGCGCCGCCTTGCGCTGCTTCTTTCCTGCCCAGCAGTCGACGGCGAGCTGGACGGGCTCGAACATGGAGCCTCCCCCGCCCAGCCGCTCGACGCTTATGAAGCTTTCCGGCACGTCCGAGGTGACCTCCACGCGGCCGGGCGCGCCAACCGCCTCGGAGAGCCTTCTGGCCACCACTGCCTCGATGTCCATGCGCTACCCCCTCGCCGCGCCGAGCGCCTTCGAGAGAGCCTTGTGCTTGGCCTCGCTATAGCGCCCGTGGTTCGTACCCGTGGCCACGATGTACGCGTGGTCGCCCTTCTTCGGAAGCACGACGGGCTTCATCACGAACGGCGGCTTGTAGTACTCGGACCCCGGGTAGGCGATGATGTCCTTTGGGTGGCGCCTCGCGGGGCCGCGGACCTCGCCGTTGCCCCCGGCCATGCTTACGGCCTGGGAGCGCACGCGCTCGGCCTTGACACGGAGCATGCCCTGGACGGCACTCGAGTTCTTGACGGCGCTGTAGCCTGCCCTGTTGGCCTTGAACTTTCCGAACTTGACGCTAGCCATCTGCGCGGGTCACCTCCGCGGCCATGTTGAAGGGGCCGGGCGTCGCCGCCTCGGTCGTGCGCTGCGGATCGCCCACCACGTCGTAGGTCTCGCCGCGCACCTCGACCGAGCAGCCGCGCAGGCTCTCGGCGTAAGTCTTGGGGAAGTGGAGCGTGAAGGCCACGGCAACCCCCTCCGGGCGCGTCGCGTCCATGTCAGAGGTCGCCCCCGGGCACACGACGCAGCGCACCTCCTCGCGCTCGGCCCCCACCTCGACGGGCTCGCCGAGGTCGTCGCGCTCGATGCTCGGGCGGATGACGGTGACCGGCTCCGTGGGGATGAGGCTAAACATGGTCATCGCCAGCCATCGGGACGATGACCGTGACCGTCTCGGTCGGTATCCCAGCCATCGGCATCACGCCTCCTCCCAGCGATCAGCGGCGGTCACGGGCTGGATGCTGCGCACGCGGCACCCGGCCAGACCGAGCCGCTTGAGATCGGAGCGCCCCAGGTAGAGGTCTCCGGTCGGGTTGGCGAACGTGACGCTCGCCGAGTACGGGCCGGTCGTCTGCGACTGCTGGGTGATGCCCGCCATGGCGCCGGGCGCGTTGACCGCGCGGGCGACCATGGCCACGCAGACGGACTTCACGTTCTCATCGAACGTGGGATTCGAGCCGGCGAGGTACCGGATACCCATACGGCGCCGATATGCCCCGCGCAGGTACGCCGAGGCATCCTCGAGCAGCGCGGCAACCCTGGCCTCGTCCTCGGCGGCACCGCAGCGCGCCTCGTAGTCGGCAACAGTGGCGAAGGCGCCCACTAGAGCGTCTCCAGGATGGCAATGAGCTCCGCCTTGGTCGCCTTGCGCGGGGCGAAGCCGTCAGCGGCCTCGATGGCATCGCGCAGCTGCTGCACGGTCATCTCCGTCGCAATCTTCTCCGCAGCGGGCTGCTCAGGCACGGGCTGCTCGGGCTCGGCGGCCTCGCCACCCTCCTTCTCGGCGGGATCGTCCTCGACTGGCTCCGCGGCGGCAGGTCCGGTGTCCGGGAGGTCGACGAAGCCGCCGGCGGACAGCTCCGCGAAGCGCTCGTCGGTCAGCTCGACCTTCTCTCCCACGTAATGCACCGCGAGGGTCTCGCGGTCACGGTACGGGTAGGTGACCAAAGCGATCATGGATGCTCCTTAGGGTTGCCTACGCGGTCGGGGCGATGGTGCCCTTGACCACGAAGTCGATGTACTCGGCGAAGAAAACGAGGCCGACGTAGGCCACGGTGTCGTAGGTCAGGCTCTTGAGCTCGGGCGAGTGGGACACGGCGATGTAGCCGCTCTCGTCGGAGTAGAAGCCGAACAGGTCATCGCCGTCGGTCGGGGCGACGTAGACCTTGATGTTGTCCTTGACGGTGGCGTAGATCGTGCCTGCGGCGACGGAACCGGTGGAGACGAGCGTGCCAAGGCCCGCCCAGTTCTCGATGTAGGAGATACCGAAGGCACTGAAGACCTCGGACTCACCGATCTGCTTGGCGAAGTCGACCGGGTTGGCGAAGTAGACCGTCTCGCCGCTGCCGAAGCCGTACTCCTCGGTGAGGTTGGACAGGGCGGCCCAGGCGTTCGCGGCGGTGGCCACGAGGCTCTTGCCGGTCACGGCCGTGGTGCCCTCGGCGCCGAGCGCGGCGACGAAGTCCTTCTTGATGTTGCGCTGCATGTCGGAGATCATCGCGGCGTCGGTCTTGTCGACGGCCCCGTCGTATCCGCGCTTCTTGACCTCCTGGAGCGTGGTCTGCTTGCGGTAGGGCTTGAGCGTCACCTCGAAGGTCGTGACGTCCTCGTAGGCGTAGCTGGACAGCGGGATGTCCTGGCCGGGGGTGTACTCGGCCTCGGAGAGCTTGCCGGTGATCTTCTTCTGATGCAGGGTCTCGCCGACGGCCGCATGGATGGGCGCGCAGGTGGACAGCATCGCCGTGAGCTTCTCGAGCGACTTGGTGAACGTGTTCACGAGGTCGACGTTGCGCGCGGCTGCGAGGGTCTTGATATCGGGCATTGGGGCCCCTTTCTCCCCTTACTTGAAGAGGTCGATGTTGGCGGCGATGGCCGCCATGCGTTCCTTCTTGTCCTCAATTCCGAGGATGTCCTTCTTGGAGGGCTTGCCGGGCTTGGGCTTGCCGCCGGCCTCGGGCACCTTCGGCGCGCCGCCGGCCGGTTTCATGATGGCCGCCACGGCCTTGGCCTGCTCGGTGAGGGCGTCCTCGTCCTCGCCGTTAAGCGTGGCCACGATGGAGCGGTCGAGCCCGGTGGCCTTAGCCACGGTGTCGACGAGCGCGGAGCGGGCGGCGCTCGCCTTGAGGGCGGCGTTCTCGCTCTCGAGCGCGCTCAGGCGCTCCTCAACGGTCGGGTCGGTCTTGGTCGCGGCTGCCTTGAGCTCGTCGAGCTCCTTGAGGTTCGCCTTCGAGCGGCTCTCCCACTTGCGCGACTCCTTCAGCGCGTTCTCGTAGAGCGCCTTGTAGTCGGGCGCCGGATCGGTCTCTCCGCCCTGTGCAGGGTCGATCGGATCGGTCTCGGCGGGCGTGGTCTCCTGGGCCATGCTCCCTCCATTTCCGCCCCGTGCGGGGCATCGTCCTGCCCCGTGCGGGGCGCTTTTCGGCATGAAAAAGGCCACCCGTGCGGATGGCCTGGTTCAACGTTTTGGTCGGGGCGGCGGGACTCGAACCCGCACGGGCGATGCCCACGTGCTCCTGAGGCACGCGCGTCTGCCATTCCGCCACGCCCCGATGGCACCTGGCCGAGGAATCGAACCCCGGTAAGCGGTTTTGGAGACCGCCGCACTGCCATTGTGCTAGCCAGGTGTGTATAATCTGATTTGAAAAGCCCTGGGCGTGCTGGATAGCTAACCTGGGGCTTATTTCTTTATGTCGTCTATGGCCCCGCCCCCGGTCAACAAGATGACGCGGTCGATGTCATGCCTCGACATCTCGAGCCGCACGCGCTTCAGCGCGTCCTCTCTTGTCACAGGGACTTCCTCGCAGTTAAGTACGACGATAGAGGGCCTTACCGGCCCACCTTCCGCCTTTTCGAACTGCCGCACTGCCTTTCTTATATTGCGCTCGATGAACCTAAGCCCGTTGATGCCAGACGCATCGCTTGTCGGGCTCTTCAGCTCGCATAGCTTGCCGTCGAGAAGCAGGTCGATATTGGAAAAGCCCTCCGACGCGTCCTCCTTGCGGACGACGACCTCGTGACCGGCCGCCCGAAGCGCCTCGTGCGCCGCGAGGTCGTAGGAGCCGCCGCGCTCGTGCGCGAAGGTCTCTTTCGGCTTCTTGTACACGACTGGAGGCCCAGGCGAACCGAGCACGGCACGCTTCGCCGCGTCCTTGTCGGCGCTCGTCAGACTTTCGTCCTCGTCGATGTTCTTGAACTGTGCCCACCGCTCACGCAGCTCCTCCGGTCTCACACCCTCCACGAGCTCCGCGTCCGGGTCGTCCTCGAAGCCGGGGACCACCTTGCAGTCGCAGTGCCGGTGGAAGTGCTTGAACTCGCCGGCGGACTTGCGCGTGTGGTAGACCGCGCCGCGGCTCGCGAGCATGATGCAGAAGGTGCAGGTCTCGAATCCAGTCGGCACGCGCGCGAAGCGCACGCCCTTGCCGCTGTCGCGGCCCACGTTGGAGATGATCGTCTCGTTCAGGCTGCGGAGCGCGTCGTTGCGGGCGTACTCGCCGCACGCCCTGGCGAACGCCGCGTCGCCGCCCTTCACGAGCTTCTTCGCCTGGTATCTGGCAACGGTGTCGACCGATTCTGGCCTGTACGTCGTCATGGTGACGGCCTGCTGCAGCCTGGCGCCGTTGCGCTCGGCGAGGTCGTCGTACCACTGCGCCGCGAACTCCGCCGCCACGTCGTCATAGCCCTGCACGAAGCCTTCCATGATGAGCTTCGCGGCCTCGCGCTTCTCGGCGACGGTCGCGCCCCCGTGGGCGCGGCACCAGACGAGCACGGCGGCCTCCACGTCGGATGCCGCCCCGTCGCCTATCTTCGCCACGGCCCGGTTGTAGGCCGCGAACTCCGCCGCGCTAATCATCGGCGGGCGGCGCGGGCTCCGCCGCCTGGGTGACGCCCGCCATCAGGTCGAGCGCCGCCGAGCGCGTCACGTTGCGCCTGATCTCGGACGAGACGTTGCGCACCTCGTCGTCGTCGAGGCCGTTGAGGCGCCAGAAGGTCGGCGTGCCGGCGAAGCCCTCGACCACCGACGCGAGCTTGATGGAGCTGTCGGTCTGCTGGGCCAGCGTCGGCATGGCGGGGTTCAGGAAGTGGACGGACACGCCGCAGGCGTCCTCGGCTTCGTCGTACGAGCACCCGAGCTCCGTCGCGATCGCGGCGGTCGCGGCCTTGGCAAGCGCCGCCTTGGCCTCGCGGATGAAGCTCTTGCACTTGAGGATGAGCGGCTCGTTCTCGGCGTAGATGGCCTCGGCGGAGCTGGGGTTGTCGCTCATGATGCCGAACTGCCCCACGTGGATGCCGGTCGCGGCGCTCATGCGCTTGCACAGGTTGCCGAAGTGCTCGGTCATGGGCTGCATGCTCGGCTGCGTGAGCTGGCCGAACTGCGGAATCGTGCCGTCCTCGGTCTTGGTGACCTCGAAGATGGAGCCGATGAAGGCGCTCCACTTGGTCTTGTCGGCGAACGCGTCCCCGTCGGTGCCCAGCAGGTACTTCTGCGTGGACGCGGCGAACGCGGCGGCGATCTCCTCGTTGACGTTGGCGCGCATGGCGCAGTCGATGAGCCAGCGAACCTCTGAGTTGATCCTGGACACGCCGAAAGGCCGGTCGTCGTCGGGGTTGTGGGGCATGACGAACATGGGCACGGCACCCAGGCCGTGCTCAACGTACTCGGCGGCCCACTCGTTGCGGCGAACCTCGCGGATGCGCACCATGCGGTCCGGCAGCATCACGTTGACCCAGTCCGGGCGGTTCGTGGGCCGCCCGCGGTCCTTGGCGAAAGAGACGATGAACATGCCAGAGGACAGGCATTCGTGGACGTCGTCCCAGATGCCCGTGCACAGGGTCGGCGGGTACGCCGAGATGCGGGCGCGCCCGTCCTCGTCCGCCGTCACCACGAGCATGGAGAAGCAGTACTTGAGCGCGGAGTTGACGGCCTTGCCGACGCGCGTGGCCATCTTGTTGCGCTTGGCCACGGAGGTGAGCAGGCCGTCGAAGTCCTCGTCGTCGGGGCACGTGAACCCGTCGAAGGCGATGTGGTCGCGCATGACCTCCACGCACTTGTATCCCCAGCCGCACGCGACCTCCAGGTCGCGCAGCGAGTCGGGCACGGCGATGCCGAGGTCCTTGAGCATATTGCGCGCCTCGTAGTAGTCCGAGCGCAGGAGGTTGCCCCTGTAATGGGTCTGCCAGCTGTTGAGCAGGCAGCGCACCGTCTCGCGGTCCTCCTCGAGCAGGCCGTCGGCGGACGCCACGGCGTAAGGTATCGAGATCAAGTGACCCTCGCCTTCATTCCGGGTTTTCTCTTCGATGTGTTGAGCGCGAGCAGCGCCAGCCCCGCGGCCTCGATGGGCGCGGCGTTGTCCCCGCCGAAGCCCCAGCCGCCCGACGAGCCGATCTTGCGCTTGGGCGAGGTCTCGGCGGAGAGGTCGAGCGCCGGGCACGCGATGTGCGTGACCGAGCCCGCCTTCGCGCCGGACGAGATGAGGCTTGCTGCGGTAACGGCCTGGTCGGTGCTCGGGCGCAGGATGTAGTCCTTGGGCATGCCCATGCCCTCGAGCTTGTCGCACAGGGCGCCGGCGCCCGCCTTGCCGTCGATGGCGACGCAGGCGTACCTGCCCGCCCTCGCGGCGATCCAGTAGGCCAGCCAATCCGTGCTGGGCTCCGGGTCCTTGCAGAAGGGAAGCTCAACGTGCACGGTCACAGACCCGGGCGGCCGCACGGCACATGCCACGGCGACGGTCGAGCCGTCGGCGCTGAACCTCACGCCGGCGCAGATCCTGCAGCCGGCGGTCAGCTCGGGGCCGCTCCCCACGAGGCACTCGCCCCATGCGTCGGCGCCGATGATGGGCTTCTCCACCTGACTTTGCGGAGGCAGCCAATAGCCCAGGTATTCCTGGGCGGCCCCCAGCTCGTCCATGTCCTTCATGCCGGTGCGGATGGCGCGGATGTCGGCGTGGTAGCCCAGGGACGGCATGACCTCCGGCCAGCGGCTCTCGTCCCAGATGTCGCCGACCTCCTCAACGCCGTACTCCAGCCAGAGCAGGTCGGACGCCTTCTCGCCGCCATCCCATGCCTGCTGCCGGAGGTTCTTGAACACCTCGGCGGGGTTGCCGGCGCGGGTCGGCGTTCCGGCGTACACGATCATCAGGTTGTGCTTGGCGCCGGACGTCGTCGTCGGGTTGATGACCTGGGTGTGGATGCCCGTGAGCTCCTGGGCCTCGTCGTATATGACGATGTCGAAGGAGAAGCCCAGGCGCGAGGACTTGGTCCTCGTCGAGAACTGGATGACGCCGCCGGAGCTGAACCGCATCCATTCCTGGCCGGTCTGCGAGCAGACTTCGACCAGGAGCTTGCGCCAGCGCGGGATTCCCTCGGACGTGTCGCCGACACGGCGGCCGAAGATCTTGCGGAAGCGGTCGACCATCTCCATGGTCGTCGAGTAGTTGTGCTCGGTCCAGAGCACCTTGTAGCCGGCCAGCGCCGCCATGACCGCGACCCACACGATGAGGTCGACGGACTTGCCCTGCTGGCGCGGGATGGAGATGCCGACGCGGGGGTGGACCCATTTGCCGCTCGCGTCCACGGCGCCGATGTCGTGGGCGAGCTGCTCCTGCCACGGCACGAGGTCGTATCCCATCGTCGGGGCGAGCTCGACCGCGAGGGAGCCGATGGACCTCTCGTAGGGCTGGACGAGGCGGAGCCTCGGCTTAGCCGAGGACGTCGCGCAGGACCGAGACGGCGTTGATGATGACATCGTCGCCACCGTCCTCCCCAGCCCCCTCTATTCGTTCAATCTGCTCGAGCGTCTCGCGGTACTCCTTTGCGAGCCGGGCCGCCTGGCTGGGCTCGGCGTCGTAGAGCTGGCGCTCGATGATCTGCCGCACCCACCGGAGCCTCCCGAGCGTGTCCTGGCGGCCGTCCGGGCCGTCCGCGGGAGGCGCCGAGACGCCCGCGCCCACGGACTCCCCCGTGGACTCGCCGGTCGCGATCTCGCCGCTCTCCTTCATCCTCTTGATGAGGGCGCACACGCCAGAGCGCGACCTCTTGAGTTTCTTCGCGATAGCCGCAGGTCCGAGCGCCGGGTACGCGTTTTTGACGAACTCCCGCTCGTCTGCGGTCCAGGGCTTGCCCCTCGGCTTCGTGGACTTCGTGGACATTCCATGCACCTCCCGGTATGGACTCGGTTTCGGGGCCTGCGCAAAAAAGGCGCAATGCCGGCGGGCGAGCCCTCGGCCCCCGGGTAGGGGGCCATCCCCCAGGGTCGGGTCACCACGGCAGCGAGGTCCAGCAGCCCACGTCGCGGGGGCGCGGCGATATCGAGCCGTTGAGCGCGGCGAGGCTCTTGTTGCCGCGCCGCTCGTTGCAGATCCGGTGGGCCGGCGCGACGTTCGCGCGGTCGATGGGCGAGCCGCCCTTGGATACGGGCACGATCTCGTCCACCTCGAAGCTCATCGGGTCGCCTGCCGGCAGGTCGTAGTCGATGGCCATGCCGCAGATGTGGCACGGCAGCCCCTGCGCCTTTAGCCAGGCGCGCACCTGCCGACGGGCGTGGCCGTTGGCGTAGCGGGTCTTGGTGGCCAAGGCTAGCGCTCCACCGGGGAGCGGCCCCTGTTGGCCATGCATTCCTCGAGCCCCGCATAGCGCAGGCTCTCGACCGCCTTGCCGGCCCCCTTGCACGTGCGCCCGCCCGCACGGCGGGCAATGCCCAGGGCGCGGCGGAAAGCCCACGCCATGACGGTGTCGTACCGGCTAGCGGCACGGGCGATAGCCTCGCGTGTGACCACGGACCCACCTCATTAGGTTGTCGTTCAATAGAAAGGCCGGGGTCCCTGAACTGCTGAAGGGAACCCCGGCCACTCATCTGTGCTTCCACGCACATCCGACCCGCGGGCCGCGCGGGCGGCGCTGCGAATCGACACCCTAGTTATATCCCAGAAGAAACCTGCAACGGTCTGCAATTGTGTGCAATCGTCTGCAACTATCTGCAATTGTCTGCAGAAGTGTGCAATCGTCTGCAACTATCTGCAATTGTCTGCAGAAGTGTGCAATCGTCTGCAATTGTCTGCAGTCCCATAAAGGCGAAAGGCCCCGACCGCATATGGCGATCGGGGCCGACATGCTGACGCGAACCAGCTATCCAATTATATTGCCGCACGGCCCACGCCAGCCCTTGCGGTGGCGATGCCAACCATATCGACCCAGTCCAGGGCCGATGACATATCTGAATGCACCGACCTCACCGACACCCCCAGCGTCCCCGCGATCTCCTGCAGCGTGCGGTCCTCGCAGTATCGCAGCTCCAGCACGTCGCCCCAGCGCTTGCCCGGGTTGGCCGAACGCACGCCCGCGCAGAGCTCGCGGCCCCGCTCCACCTCATCTCGCAGCTCGGATAGCTCGGCGCCGCTGCTGCGCTCGTAGTCTATGCGGTCGTCGGTGGACCTCATGAAGTCCGTGCCGTGCGCGCCCTTGCCGACGGCGTCGTAGCGCTGGGCGCGCACCTGCTCGCGCGCCTGCATCGACTCGATGACCGCCAGGCGGCGGTCGATGCCGCGCTGGGCGGCCCGTACGGTATCGAAGTATTCCCTTGCGTCCATGTGACCTCCCGCGTGGTACCATGCTCTACGCCATATAGAGGATGCCGGGAGGCGTCTTTGCCAAAGGCCGCCGGCGCTCCAACGCCAGCGGCCTTAATTATATATCTACCTGCGGAAACTCAATATCTCATCGCGACCTCGCGCCGCATGGCCATGATCTCGTCGTGCGCCGGGCCCGTGGGCGCCAGGTAGCGGTCGACCTTGTCGCGCTTAGGCTTGGCGCCCCTGCGCCGGGCCTCCTTCGCGCGGTCCTGCTCGTGCTTTCGCCGGCAGTCCTCCGAGCAGTACTTGGCCTTCGGCGCCTGCGGGATGAAGATCCTCCCGCAGACCGCGCAGCTCCTCTCCTGCACGTCCCACATCACGGTCATCTCATCGACCTCCTGCACCTGCGGGCGCGCCGCGCCTCGATGCTCTTGCGCACGCGGCGGTTCTCGACGAGCATCCGCCGCAGTTTCTCAAACAACCTCATCGCTTAGCCTTCCTCGACCTCTTGAGCGCGCGGGCCCGGTCGCGTTTCAGCGCACGCACCCTCCGCTCCGTCTCCCCGATCTGCGCCGACGTCACCCGCGGCGCTTCGGCCCGACCGTGCACGAGCGCCCGGCGGGCGGGACCCGACACCAGGTCGGGCACCGTGCGCCAGGCGGTCGCGCGGAACAGCTCCACCGCCGAGCGGATCAAAGCTCCTCTCCGCAGAACGGGCAGTACTTGACCCCATGGGCGTAACCATCAACGTAAGTCGGAATCTTGACATGCTCGAAGTGCTCAACGCCGCACACCGACATGCTCGAGACCGTGACCATCGCACTTGCGTCCAATTCGATATGAATATCGGATTCGCCAGCGCCATACCGCATGAGAACCATACCCCCCGCAGCCTTCCCCTCTCCTCGGGGCCGATCGTCTATGCCCGCTGCGCCCATCATGTTGCAGAAACGACAGCTCATCAAAAACTACCCCCGTCCCAGCCATCAGGCATGTCCTCGATACGGCGTTTCGTCCTGTACGTGCGCACGGTGGTAATCTCGAGCTCGAACGTGCGCTTGCACTCAGGGCACACAACCCTCACGCCGAAGATGTCGGCCAGGATGTCGCCCGGCGATGCCACGACGAGAATGCCAGCCATCGGATGCGAGTACTCCCAATAGTTCGGAGTAGGCCTCCCGCACCAAGAGCAGGTGTACATCTTTGCCTCCTCACTCATCTCGCGCTCCATTCCTTCTCGATTTCCTTCTCCTCCGCAACCATGATCAGCGCCTTGTTGAGGCATCGCCTCGCCTGGCGCAGCTCCTCGCAGATGTCGCACCCCTGTCGCAGCCTGTCGCACTCCCTGAGCGACCTCTTGGCGTCCTCGAGCCTGCCGATGGCGAGGTCGATCCAGTCGGCGGGGCCGCACGCGTAGCTCATCGGGACTCACCCCTCACGCCGAAGATGTCGGCCAGGATGTCGCCCGGCGATGCCACGAACGGCTCGGGGCTGATCGGGTCGTAGGTCACCTCGAGGTAGCCCGGGTAGCCGATCGTCACGCCCGTGGGCTCGCGCCCCGGAAGAAGCTGATAGCCCCAGGCCACGCTCACCCTGTGCTCGTCCAGGATGGTCTCGGTTCGCTCCACGCGAAACCTGTAGCCGCCCACCCGCTCCGTGTCGTGCGTGTCGTCGGCCCAGGGAATCCGGTGCCTGTCGAGGGCGTCGCGGTAGGCCCTCATCACCGCTGAGATCTCGGTCAAAACCTCTCTCACTCTCCTATCTCAAAAGAATTAGGTGTTCTTTGCCGCGGGGGCTTCCCCGCCGGCGCCGTTTCCACTGCCTAGCGGCGGGAACCCCATCGCCTGCTGGCCCAGCTGCCCCGCCGCCGTTGGCACATCATTGGCATACCTCCAGCGCGGCTCCTTGCCGCGTGCGAGCTCGGCGATGTCCTCGTACAGGTCGGCCTTCTGCTTCCGGCGGGCACGCGCCTCGGCGAGCTTCTGCTTCTTGGCCAGCAGAACGGCCTCCCCGCTCGACATGACGTTCGCCATGTAGATGCGCGTTATGTCGAGCGGCCGACCGGCGGCGGGGTCGATTTTCTCGTCCTTGAGCATCTCCATGAGGGTGATCATGACGCCTCCGCAACTTGGCGCTCGAGCTCGGCTATGAGCTCGTCATCCGTCTTCGCGGGCTTCCACACGGCCGCGCGCTCGACCTCCTGGGACGTCTGGCCCCCGCGGGCCTTGCGGTCCGCGTCGAACCCGACCTGCTTGCGGCTCCAGTTGCGGGCGAGCGCCCACACGTCGGTCACGAGCAGGCCGCTCGGCAGCGTCCACCCCTGCGCGGCGTAGTGGTCGAAGAACTGGCGGGCGTCGCCCCGGAGGCAGTTGGCGGCGAAGTACGCCTCCACGTCCTCGGCCGACGGGGGCTCGAAGTCATCGGGTGCTTGGCGGGCCGCGCTATAGCCCGCTAGGGCTATCTCCTTCTCCTTCTCTTTCTGTTGGCTACCCCCTCGCCCGCTGGGTCGGCTACCCCCTTGGACACCCCCTTGACTACCCCCTTGACTACCCCCTTGGGTAACAGCAATGCCGCCTGCCTTGGCAGCCCTCGCCTTCCCCCCGAGGCTGCCGTTGACCATGGCGTCGATGCGGCCCCTTGCGAAGGTGAACGCCGCCATGGTCGTCGGCTTCAGCTTGGGCTCAACGCCCTCGTAGCCGTAGCGCAGCATCGCCCACGCGAGCGCCATGCCCTCCCTGTCGCCCAGGGCGCGGCAGCCCTCGTAGAAGTCCCTGTTGAAGTTGAAGTTATTCATCCGTATCACCTCCGCAGATCGAATCGGTAAAGGCCGCGGCGGCGGCCTGGTCTCGGCCCGGCATGACCGAGCCGTAGGTGCCGAGCGTCGTCTTGACGTCGGCATGCCCCAGGCGCTCCTGCACCGTGCGCATGTCGAAGCCGTGCATGAGCAGCCAGGTGGCATGGGTGTGCCTCAGGGAGTGGAAGACCGTCTCCTCGGGCAGCCCCAGGTCCCTCGCGAGCGACTTGAAGCGGCTCGTCACGGTGGACGGGCGCGCAAGAGCCCCTGCCGGCCCGAAGGTCACCATCAGCGCCGCCGGGCCCTTGCGCGCGAGCCACGTGTCCTGCCACTCCAGGTGGCGCTGCAGCTGGGCCTCCACCGCCGGGGCGAGCGACACGTTGCGCACGTGCCTGCCCTTGGTGTAGGCCTGCCGATGCAGCTCGGGCTTCTCCACCGCCTGCCCCACCACGTGGAGGTCGTGCAGCGCCCGGCGCCAGTCTCGGCGCTGCAGCCCGCAGACCTCCCCGCAGCGCAGCCCCGTGTTGAGGGCGAGGTAGGCCGCCATGGCCTCGGTGCGCCGCGAGATGTTGGCACCCGAGGCGGAGCGCGAGGACATGGCGGACACCAGTGCGCGGGACAGCTCGTCGGTATCGCACTCGGAGAGCGCGAAGGGCTCGACGGGGTCGGGCGAGGGCGCGGGGACGTCGAGCATGATGTCTCGGCCCAGCGCCGGGCGCCACGAGCGGTAGGCGCCTTTGAGGAGCGCGTGCATCTTGAGCAGCGTCTTGGGCGATAGTCCCTTCCCCGTCCTTGGGGCGAGCAGCAGGCGGTAAGCCGCCGACACGTCCCAAGGCTCCAGCTGGTCGTAGGGCAGCCGCCCGATAGTCGGCTCCACCATCGTCCTGACCACACTGCGGTACGTGGCCACGGAGTTGTCGGATAGGCCGTTGACGGGGTCGGAGATGTACGTCTCGAGCATCGAGGACAGGCGCTTGGAGCTGTCCCGGGCCGACGACGGGTCGAACGTAGCCGCCCACCTGTCACACTCGGCCTGCGCCTGCTCGCGCGACAGCTCCGCGTCCCACGACCTGTAGGGCCTGATCCGCCTGCCCGTGACGCGGTCGGTGCCCATATACGGACGGGCGAACCAGCGGCCGTCCGCCCCGCGCTGCACGACCGCACGGCGCTCGCTAGATGTCGGCATCGACGCCCAGCTCCGCCGCCATGTCGCGGATCTCCCTGCGCGCATCCAGGTCGGTGGTCTGGATGCTGTCGGCGTGCCCATGGGGGTTCGCGCCGAGCGCGGCGATGAGCACGAGCTTGCGCGCGTTCCTGTCCGGGATACCCGCCTGGCTGAAGGCCGCGCAGAGCGCGTCGGTGCACTCGCAGGCGAGCGCGAACAGATCGCTGAGGCTGGCCGCGCCCACGAAGCACGAGTTGCCGGAGCCGTCCCCGTTGATGGTCGAGAGCGCCGCGCCGCGGCACTCGAACGAGCGTACCTCGCCGCACGCCTCCACCGTCACCCTGACATTCTTCTCGCTACTCATCCTTCTCCTCCTCGATACTCGCCTGAACCCTCTCCATGAGCCACACGTCCTCCTCGCCGGGCTCGAAGCCCGCGGAGCAGAAGATGTCATAGTGGTCGAGCCACGCCTCCGCGTCGTCGCCGCCCCAGCGATTGTTGAGCTGGGCCATGTCCTTGGCCGCCGCCATGAGCCAGCAGCCGGCCTCGTACTCGTTTGGCTTGCACGCCTTGAGGTTGCGAGCAAACTCGTCGCGTACGGCACCGAAGCGCTCCTCGTTCTCGGGGTTGCTGTCGCCGCCCATCGCCACGAGCAGCGCGGGCGGGTCGGCACGGCCCACGCGCACCTCCATCATGAGGTCCTTGGACATGGCAAAGGCGCCGGACGCCACGAAGTCAATCAGGCTCCTGTACAGGCCCTTGAGCGCGGCATCCACGCGCGCGGCATCCTGCTCGGCCCGGATCTCCTCCTCGGTCTTCTCGGGCTCGGCGCCCGAGCCGTCATCCGGCCCGTAGAGGCCCCAATAGCTGCCCTCCCACACGGCAACGGTGCCGGCGGCGAACTCCTTCGCCTCGAGCTTCGCGGCGGCGAGGCCGAGGTTGGCCCAGTCCTTGTAGGTGAACCCATCGGGCTGCTCCTTCACGACCGGGATGCCCGCATCCCCGAAGGCGTCGTAGTCCTCGGCCTTGGCCTCCTCGCGCTCGTTGCGGCGGCGGATGCTGTCGGCCTTGCCCGCCCAGCCGTCACCGGCGGCGAGGACCGCCTCGACATCCTTCTCGTCGTCGAAGGCGCTCGCGGCCTCCAGCTGCTCCAGCGTCACCTGCACGCCGGCGTCGATGCGACCGCGCAGTTTGCGCGCAGCGCGGATCTGCCCGGCGGTGGCGCGGCTCGCGCGCTCGATGCGCTGCTCGTCGACGCCCAGCACGAGCATCTGCTGCACGCCGCGGGCGCGCTCGGCCTCGGTCAGCTGGCGCTTGTCGTCGGTGGCGAGCATGGCCACGAGCTCGTTGGCCTCGTCCATGCTCTCCGCCACCAGCGCGGACACCTCGCGGTCCTCCCCGTAGATGGACGACAGCGCGCGGTAGCGGCGCTCGCCGTCCACGATGCGGTAGACGTTGCCGTCCGCCACGACCACGGGCGGGTTCAGCGGCTCGCCGCCGGTCGCCTCGATGCTGCGGGCCAGGGCGCCGATGTCGCCGAAGTCCTCGCGCGGGTTCTGCTCGCTCGGGCGGATGTCGCCCAGGCGAACCTGCCTCTTCTCAAACTGCATGCCATATCCTCCTGACTAGTAGTACATCCCGCTCGGCGCGGTCCCCTCGATGGCGCCCGCGACGGCGATGAGCGCGAGCATCACGAAGGCGCACACAACGCTCTGCGTCCGCTCGGACAACGTTCCCCACCAGGCCGACACCCGGTCGCTAAGCAGCAAAAGAATCTCGCTCATGGGTTCCCTCCTCGATCCACTCGTCGACCCACTCGGGGCGCACCAGGTAGCCGCGGCAGCGGCCTTCGGGCAGGCAGTAGGTGAGCCTGCGCGCGGTGCATTCGTCTCGAAGGGTGTTGTAGGGCACCCCCAGCACGCGCGACACTTCGTCGAGCGTGTACAGCAGCTTGCGCGGCAACTTGAGCTCGGCCGCAAGTGCTCTGAACGTCTGGGGCTTCTTGCTGGTATCATCCATGGATGACCTCCTTTTAGGTCGGCCTCCCGCGTACGGTCCTAACGCTGCGGGAGGCTCTTTTTTGGGTCGGGCGTAGGGCGGACCCTCCCCCGGCACGGCACCGGCTGGAACGCCCGGCGGATGGTTAACGGAGCCCGCCGGGACCGGTGCCGCCTCGGGGAAGGGGCCTCAGCCCCGAAGCGAGGCGAGCGCCCACGCCGCGATGAACGGCAGCGCGACCGAGAAGCACACCCGCGCGAGGCCGTAGGCCCCCTGCGCGGTGCACGCCCACCCCGCGGCGTCCATCACGACGGCCGAGGCCAGCAGCGCCCGCTTCACTCGTAGCACCCGCCGTCGAGCGGCCAGAGGCCCGGCACCGGTTGCACATCGTCCAGCGCCACCGAGAAGTCGAGCGCCTGCTGGTTGGTGAGCGGCACCAGGCGCGCCATGTAGGCTGGGTCGCCGGCGCGGACGTGCGCCGCGAACGCATCGCGCGCGTCCGCGCGGCGCTCGAATATCTCCGTGTGCCACACGGTGTCCTCGTCGACCCATGTCACAATGCCGCCCAGGATCGTGATGACCTCGGGCAGCTCGTAGCTCTTGCCAGTCATTCCTCTTCCCCCATCCCTACGCGGCCTCGTCCGTGTTCCGACCGCCCAAGCGGTCAAGCGAGACGTTATAAAAATCAGCAAGGCGCCAAGCGATTTCAAAAGTCGGCGCCGTGCGACCGTTCTCGTAGTTGTAGATGCTCGTGGCATCCACTCCGACAGCGTCAGCGACCTCCTGTTGAGTGACGCGTTTACGTGCACGAAGTTCACGAAGACATGCGGACATCTCTTCCTTGCTAAACACCATTGACAACTCCTTCATCTGCTGGAACGAGAGGGCTGAGGTTGAGCGCTGTCAACCTCAGCCGAAACATCTTCTATATAGAAGATGTTTTTGGCTCTCTGCCTAATTTCTGTATTCAATGTTACGGCTCTCCGCCTAATTGTCAACAAAGATTTCAGTATTTGATTGAAAACTTTGGCGCTTTGCCTTAATTTCTTAGGTAATGATGGGAGGAGGCCCAATGACAGAAGACACTCTTAGGAAACGGATCGGTAAGAACATACAGTTGCTCAGGAAGTCCGCCGGCTTCAAAAGCGCCGCAGCATTTGCGGAATTTGCCGGATTTGAGACAAGCCGCTACACGGAATACGAGCAAGGCCGCCGCAGCATGGCATTTGATGCGGCTTGGAGAATTGCTGACGCTCTCGAATGCTCGCTAGACACTTTAGGTGGCAGAGACTGGTCACCAATGGAGACCCAGCAAAACCAGACGCCAGAGGAGGGCGAGCTGATCACCTGCTACCGACAGAGCACCGAGAAGAGGCGCTCAAAGATCCTGGAGACGGCACGCGACCAGGCCGAGCTGTCCCAAAATCAGGCTGCAGCGCCTGAAATCGAAGGGCTGGAAGCGGATCAAGTAAGGTCCGCGTAGACGGCACCAAAACGCCAGCTACTCCCCCATTTTCGTAACCCCACGAAAATGGGCTGATCGGCTTGACCGTGCCGAGGACAAACGGTAATTTGGACAGCGGTATTGACGCGGGGACCCCACGGGGCCCGCGTCCAAGGAAAGGCGGCTGTTCCCGAGGACAGTCGCCTTTCCTCGTTATTGAGCATCCCAACGAAAGAAAGGAACAGAAATGGAAGGCATTCAGAAGACGATCTCGATAGACAGCGACCCGGTAACCAGGAAAGGAGTCCATGCCGACGCCGTAACCGTCAGCATCAAAGACGATATGGTGAAGCTCGATTTCCTCCTCGCCGACATCGAACTCCCCGACGGCTCAGAAAGGGGTGTGCTTTCAAGCAGAGTGTTCATGGACCGCGGCGGCCTGGAGCTTCTAAGCCATGCGGTCAACGAGGCGCTCGCAGGCTCGATGCGGACAGCTGCAGATGAACATTAACGTCATATGGAACGACAACGCAGGCCATCCCGAATGGGGCGGTGAGACCGTTACCGTTCATTACCGCGACAGCAATCCAGATGATTATCTGTACATGTATCTCGATGAGTCAGGGAATCTTGATTTCAAACAAAGCGGGACTCCATTTTTCCTGATGACCTGCGTCGTCGCCACCCGTCCGTTCAACTCAGCAGACGCGATGCGCGAGCTTCGGTATGACCTGATGGAAAAGGGTATGGACATACAGAAGTTCCACGCCTGCGATGACAAGAACGAGGTGCGAAAGAGCGTTTACCGCATACTGTCCGCCCAGAACTGTAACTATCGCGTCTACTCGGTTTACGTAGACAAGTCAGAGGTCCCCGATGAGCTCCGCACGCCGGAAAGCGTTTACTCGAAAGTGTTCTCGCTTCTGCTCGACGAAATCTATCGAGCAGAAGGCATCATCAATCTGGAAGGAATCGTCGTTATCACCGACAGACTCCCCAAGGACGCGACAAAGCGGCAAGTTGTGAAGCCGCTCAAGCGTTATATGAAGGAGAAGTTCCAGGCCCGACATATCCCCTACGTCCTTATGCACCACGACTCGGCGAGCGACATGAACCTTCAGGCGGCGGACTACTACTGTTGGGCAGCTCAACGAGACCTCGCCCAGGACAAGCGTTGGCCAATGTGCGCCGTCTATCCGTTTTTCAGAAGGGTCGGGAAAGTTGAGTTTAAAGAATAGGGCGCACCCAAAGGCACGCCCCATTCGACCTTCCCAACTATCGCACTGCGAAGAACCCAGGGGTTCGTATCGGAGGGAAGGGACCTTTTCTCGCCTCTATTATGCCTCAAAAACCCGCGAACGGACGCACAAAACGGTGAACGGTTGGATACGAGGCAGTTGGGGCATCCGCCCCAGCAAGCTGTCAAAGAATCTTTGACAGCTCCAGACATAAAGAAACCCCACCGCGCACGGCTGGAACCTTGGCGCGGTGGGGTGACAACAAGGATGCCGGAGTAACACGGAGATAGCTCCGGGCAACCTGGGGACATTATATGACACGCAAGCAGAGGCGCCGCGCGTGGGGCTCAATCACCGAGGCCAAGCGCGGCAAGAAATACATCCTCCGATGGCAGGAAAACACGCCGTGCGGACGCAAACGTAAAACCAAGACGATATACGGCACCCATCGCGAGGCGTGCACCGAACTCGACCGCATCCACGTAGAGCGCGCCGATGACAAGCCGGTGCCGACCATCGCCCAGGCATACGGTACATGGCTCGAGCCGACCATGGCGGCACAGGTAGCCGCCGGCACGCTCGCGCCGAACACCCGCAACCTCGTCACAAGGTCGTGGGCGAACTACGTCGGCCCCACATGGGGCTCAATGCCGGTCGACCAGTTGCGCCCCGTGCATCTGCAGGAATGGCTACTGACCCTGCCTGCAGCAACGGCGGACACTGCCCTGCTCACCCTGCGCAAGATTTACGGCACCGTGTCGGGCTTTGTCGTGCTGCCCATCGACCCGTTTGCCGCCACCGTGAAATACACCATGCCCACGCGCAAGACGCGAGAGCGCTCCAAGCGCCTGTACACGCTCGCCGAAGCCAAGGACATCCTGGGGCGCCTGCACGGGACCTCGCTCGAGGCGCCGTTCATCATGGCGTGCTTTGGCTCATGCCGATCGGGTGAGTCGCTGGGCATCCGCACCGATGAGGTCATACCATTCGCGACAGGATTGACAACGCTCGCGACGGTCGACCTCGTGCGCCAGATGGAGCAAGCGGGCATCGAGCCGACGGCGGACGGTGTGCTCAAGACACGGAAGTCCATACGCACGGTCGTGGTGCTGCCGGATGCCGCCGAGCGCCTGCTCGAGATCGCAGACGAGCGCCGCGCGGCAGGCTCCGAGTGGCTAGCAGATCGCGGGGACGGACTGCCCATGAACCGAGGGATGTGCAATCATAGATGGAAGAAGTGGTGCGAGGCCGAGGGCATCGAGCACATCCCGTGGTCGAACCTCCGCAACTCGTGGCGAACGATCTGCGAGATGGAGTTGCACATGCCCTGGGACCTCATGGAAATGCTCATGGGTCACTCCCTGCCGGGCGTGTCGGGCCGACATTATATTCGTCCCTCTCGTGAGCAGGTGGCTCGTTCCGCTTGCGACGCACTTGGGATAAATTGGGATATTTCTCAACAAACCAGCAGGTAAAACGGGCGCTGTTAATAGTGGCAGTATTAAGATTCGCAGCCCAAAACCACCGCAAAGGGGGCAGACACCTTTGCGGTGGTTCCCACAAACATCTCGATCTGTAACAGTAACTCGGCAAAATCGACCCTAGATGTTACAGATCGAGACAAACGACCGATATCGACCTAAATAATCTCAATCTGTAACATCTAGCCCGTTTTCGGCCTTACAGCTGTTGCAGATCAAGACAAACCAACGAAACAAGCCACCGCAAGGGGAACTTTTGTACTGCTTTGGGCCGTACTACTCTCCGATCATCTCTTTGAGCTTGGCTGCCACGGCATGGCCGAGGCTCTCGTGGCTTTCCGGCATCATGTGCAGATAATCGATATCGCCCGGCTCGGCAAAATCGGCGGCATTCAAAAAGTCGCAGCCAAACTGTTCGGCAACATACGCATAGTATTCGGCAAAATGCTCCGAGGCCTCGACGGAGTGCTCGTCAAAGTCGGTCATATACACATCGGCGATCTGCGGCTTGATCTTGATAGGAGCCATCAGCAGAATGCGCGGACAAGGCGCAGCGTCGGTCCAGGGAAACGCGCGGACGGTGCGAATCAGCGCCATGGCACCGTCAGCGATATCGGCAGCCCCCACGTTAAAGACCGTCTTGCAGTCGTTGGTGCCCAGCATAATCACGATGGCATCCAGCGGCTTATGAGCCTCGAGCAGCATCGGCAACGCTCGGATGCCGTTGAGATTAGTGTCCAGATGGCACATGTCGTCACGCACCGTCGTGCGGCCGTTGAGGCCTTCCTCAATCACGTGCCAGCCCTCGCCCAGGTCGCGCTGGGCCACGCCGCACCAGCGCACATCGTGCGCATAGCGTACCGCGGTGCCGTCGCGCATGCCCGCCGGATCATAGCCGTAGGTATTGCTGTCGCCAAAGCACAGAACGTTTTTCATCGTAAGCCCTTCCTTTAGTGAAAAGCCGACGGGAGCAGCCCCGTCGGCTCGGCATGTCGCATCACGCGCACCGTTTACAAGTATTTGCGCCAATCGTCCTCGTCCTCATCGTCCTCGGCGGCAGCCTGGGCCTGCTCGGCGGCGCGAGCAGCCGCAGCGCGTGCGGCAACCTGGGCATAGGACTCCTCGTTACGCTCGGGGAAGTTTGCCAGCACGTGCTCGAACTTGGCAAAATCCTCGTCCCAACGCGTAGAAGGCACGGCAAAGAAGACCTGCTTGACCTTAAAGTCGCCCGACGCGAGCTCCTTGCGGAAGAGCTCGGCCACGGCCTCGGCGTCAAAGCCGTTGTTGTCGCAGCCCCAAGCACCCAGCACGAGCTTCTCGCGACCCAGCTCGTCGCAGATGGCAAGCACAAAGCGGATGCGGTCGCGCAGAGCGTCAAGCAAGGCATCGTCGCTCACGCGGTACTCCTGGCGAGCACGCTTGGCGTTGGGTGTAGCGGCGACGATTACGTCGGCATAGGCGTGCACGTGGTTGCGGTCGAAACGCACCGCGGGCACCACCAGCGCACGGTTGCGGTACAGCTCGCAGTTGATGTTGCGGCGACGGTTCTCGCCGTACCACTTACGCTGCTTGTCGAGCACGTTGTACAGGTACGAATCGGCGCACAGCGTGGCCTCCTGTCCCAGATAGCCCTGGATGTAGCCGCCACCCGGATTGGTGAACGAGGCAAAAGCGAGCACAGCCATGTCGCAGAACTGCGCATAGCCGCGGCCGTTATCGAGGATTGCCTGCGTGGCGGAGACATCAAGTACGGTGACCTCGGGCAGGACCGGAGCAGCCTCCTCCGCGGGCGCGGACTCAGCCTCCGTGGCCTCCTCTGCGGGTGAAGGCTCGGCCGTAACCTCGGTCTCGGCGGACGCAACCTCAGCGGTCTCGACCTCGGCGGCCTCAGACTCCTCAGCAACCTGTTCCTCGGCAGCGTCGGCCGCTTGGGCCTTGGCCTTCATCGCCGCGACAAATCCGGCAGGCATACCATCGAACTCGCGCACGCCGGCAAGCGAACGCTCGATGTCCTTGGCGCAGGCCTCGGACACAGCCACCACATGGCGCTCGGCGGCCTTGGCACGCGCCTCGCGCTTGGGATTGGGCTGACCCGCTCGGTTAGACCTGCGGTTACGGTTCCTGTTGTCGACATCTGCCAT